TTAATATATGGTTTTACTTCTTTATGATTTACAAAGTTAGCTAAATTTATAGAGCCTAAGTTACAAGATTCATTTCCTAATAGTGGTTGTTCACCACATGGGTTTGTTGCAATCATTTCTCCATATTCTTCTGTAACGTGGTTATCTTTATTGACTTCATCTAAGAAAATCATACCGGGTTCACCATTTCTCCATGCACCATATACCATTTTGTCAAATACTTCTTTTGCGTTTAGTTCCCCTACTACTTGTTTACTCTTTGGATTAATTAATGGGTAATTAAGATTAGCTTCTACCGCTTTCATAAAGTTAGAATCCACACCTACTGAAATATTAAAGTTGTGTATTTCTCCTTCTACTTTTTTACAGTCTATAAACTCTAAGATGTCGGGGTGATACACTGACATTACTGCCATGTTTGCACCATCTCTTTTACCACCTTGAGTAATCATGGATGATACTCTAGATAGTGTTTGTAATACTTGTATTGGACCGCAAGCTATACCATGCGTTGTCTTTATCTTATCTCCTCTTGGGCGTAATTTAGATAAAGCAAATCCTGTTCCTCCACCAAACTTCTGTACCATAGCAATATCATGAGCGGCTTTCATAATATCTTCCATACTATCCTCTAAAGGTAATACAAAACAAGCTGATAGCGTACCTTGTGCCGTGCCTGCATTCATAAGTGTTGGTGAATTAGGAATAAAGTTTAATGATGACATCATGTCATAAAATTCTTTTTCAGTTAGTTGTGTGTCAGCATCTGTCTTTCCATACAACTTTTCAGAGGAAGCTATAGCTTTAGCTACTCGTTTTAATAACGTGTTTGCGTTTTCTTCAGGTTCACCTGATTCGTCTTTTAAATAGTATCTTTTTGATGCGACTGTTTCTGCTTGTTGTGTTAACGTGACCAATGTAAGTTCCTCCTATAATTGTCCTCTGTAATTGCAATGTAAACATAATTTTCTTTTTGGAATCCAGAATGCTGGATTGCATACATCCTCTGTACACGATGGATTGGGAGCACCTGATTCCGAAGAAGAATTACTGTTATTATTATACTCATTTTTTGGAAAATCCAATAATGATTTTTGGCTATCTTGCGGTTTACCCATCGGTGGTTCCAATTCATTTGCAAATTCTTGCATGCTTCCAATAGTTTGCATCCTAAATATACCAGTTTCATACGCCGCTTGTAAAGCCATAGCGATAGAAAAAAATGCATCCCCGTGTCCCATCGGAGTTTCAGGAGCTTTCAATTCATTGTTCACAGACAATATTTGTTGGCGTTGCCTGTGGTCTTGAATCAAAAATAAATTCCCCGAATGTACATACTCTTCAAAGATATGTGCCATATTATTCTTAGACTTTAAAGTAAATGCTAAAGGATGCCATGTTCTATGTAATCCTCTATCTTCTAATTCACCTCTAGTATTATCTATATATCCTTTGCTAAGTCCAAAGTTCTCAGCTACTTCATTAAGATAAACTATCTGTTCAGAATAATCCCAACCATCTAACCACGACTGATGAATTTGTTCTATCCTCTCACCCTTCCTTCTGAATACAACTAAATGTGATGGGTGTCTTTTTTTACCCACATCAAATCCAGCAAAGATGTCTTCATCTTCTGCAAATGTATGTTTAAGTGTAGTCGGTAGCGACCTCAAATTAGCATCCTCACATTTTTCTATGTCTTCTGAATCAAAGTATGCCTCAGTGTTAAAGTGTGGTTGTAACAAGAACTCAGAAGCAAACGATTTAGGTTTTGCTTTTTGTTGTTCTAGTAACCATTCCTCACTATATAGTTCAGGCATAAGCACTCTTCTACCCGGTTCAGGGTCTAGTGCTGGTAATTTTCTAGTAACAAATCTATCATCTTTTTCTAACACTGTCAACAAATCTCCGGGCATCATTGGAGTTCCTACTATTACAACTGGTACACCTTGATTAGGTATGAATAATGATTCTGTTAAAAAATGGTCTTCAATCTTAGACATTTGTCCAATGGCTAGTGGACTCTCTGGGTCTTTTAGTATGTCATCAGCAATCAATGCTCCATTAACGTGCATACCTCTTTTGAAAGAGAATAACCCACCGTGTAATATTTCTGCACTACCCCCGTTACCTGTGTCATATCTAAATGTAAAGTCTGCTTTAGGGGCTCTATTAGTCATCATTTCTTTTAAAATAGGATTTCTGTTAACTTCTTTATTTATTTCAGAGATGTGATACTTTGCCATAGTATCACTGTAAGATAAATATAAGATATTTGCACTGCCTTGAATCTTTAAAGTTCTCCAAATACTAAATGCGTGCCCTAATATAGTAGATTTAAAGTGTGCTCTTGGTAGTATGGCTAAATAATTTAAGTTATCTTCAATACACTTTTCAACTTCTTCAGTTAATTTACCTACATGCCACGCTTGAAAATATTCAGGATGTTCAAATCCTTGAGACCATATGTCCCTAGTAAACTCCCAAAAACTACCTATTTGATACTTATTACTTTTTTCTAATTTTTCTGCAAGTATTTCAAAGGCTCTGTTATATGTTGTTAACTCATCACTCATTGTCTTTTGATGCCATTAATATTTTTAATTTTGCTGCTATGCGTTGGATAAGTTCTACATCTTCTATTTCCTCTACAAGGATATTAACTACATCTTGTATAAACTGTACATTAATTAACCCCTCTGCAACTTGTCTTTCACCCTGTATACCTACATCTAACGCCTTAACTGCATCAAAAGCTCTTTCAAATGTAAGAGAGTTCAACTCAATTCCAGCTTTATCTCTTACAGTCTTATATAATTCTTGGTGTTCCTCTTGCATTCTAGCTATCTTAGTAGATTCATTTTCCTGCATTTTTTCCATTGCTTTAGCTTCCGTTTCTTTTTTCTTAGTATCCCAATCTAAAGTTCTTATCCAACTGTAAATTGTAGGGGTAGTAACGGCTACTCTAAATTCTTGAGATACTTGTTCAGCAATCTCGCGTGCAGAGTATGTATCATCTAAGTATAATTTAAACGCTCTGTCTCTTACTTGTCGTGAAAATTTCTTTGGCATTACATGTATGCAGCATTAGACCATCCGCTATCAGCGTTTCCTGATTCAATGCTTCCTCCGTGGGGGGTTCCATTAGATTGTAATAATTTACTAAAATCCATGCCACCTTTGTTTTTATTACCAGCAGCATTAAAACACTCTGGTACTTTGTGCTTTACACCACCCGTGGTGCTTATTTCTTTAAATTTGATACCTATCTCAGCTCTGCTACAGACACCTCTTATCATCGCATCTTTTGGACCAAGAGGTTTGTATTGAGGGTTTTCTAATAAAGTAGCTATGGTTCTTTTAGCTCCCTCAGTTTGTACATTGTGTATACATTTGTAGTAGTCACACCATACAACTTTAGCATACTTTGTTTTGAACTCTTCAGCAGTCATGCCTTTAGGTAACTTATCTTCTATCTTGTTATCTTTAGCTGTAGGTTTATCATAAAAATATGTTTTATTTTTTTGACCTGTAGTCTTTTTATATCCTTTAGGTGCTGCCATTATCTTTCTCCTTTTCTTGTCTTAATCCGTATAATGCTATACAAGCTGCATCTGCATAATCTTGTTCCATAAATTCTTCTTTTACCCATTTATTTTTTACATATTCCATTATAGTAGTTTTTGCCTGACCTTTTTTAAATACTGTTGTATCATTTAAAACTTTTTTCCATTGTTGAGGTTTAGCAGTTAAACACTTAATATCATAATAATGTAAAAAATATATTATTGAATAGACTATAGCTGTAATAGTTCTAGTTGTCAAAGGGTTTTGAATATAAATTGTGTCTTCTACACACACTAATTCTGCGTCTCTAAACTCAGGTAGTCCATTATGTATTTGGTCTACTATATCTAAAAACCTAGCATCAGCTGTTTTTAACTTAGATTCCCATTTATATTTATCTATTAATTGTTCTTTGCCATCTAATACTACAATGTGCACAGCTTTAGATGAGCAATCTATTCCTATGTATTTTTCCATTTATTGTAAAGGAATATCTTCTTTTATAATCTGCCTAGAAATAAGTTTGTCCGCAACTTTGTCTTCAATCTTATCTCTGTTAAATACAGCTATAGTTGCTCCTACACCTACTGCAAGTGCACCTACTACTGGTAAACTTTTTACTATTCCTTTTGCTACGTCTTTACTTGTCATAACTTTCTCCTTTTGTTTATTCTCCTTCTAATATTTTCATGCCTAATGCGATTATACCACCGATAGTTGCTGTGGATACTTCAGGCATCCCATAAAATAAACCTACTACTGATAAAATAGTAAGACATGATATTGCTAAAAATATTTGTGGTCTAAATTTTCCCATATTAATATAGTCTCCCTATAATTATTATACTCAAATTAATCATTTCCTTGAGTTCTTAGTGCTACAATTCTTGAAACAGTAGCCCAACACTGCGTATAGAGTCTAAGTTGAGCATCTAATTTGTTTTTAATTGTAGTAACATCTATCAAATCTCTTTGAAGCTGTGCTATACCTTCATTAGATTTCATTATAATACCTCGACACTCATCCTTAGTTGGTTTTCTACCTTCATGCGATGCTAATAGTTCAGCAAAAGCTATGTTGTAGTTTTCAGTGACCTGTGCTTCTATCGCAGCTCTCTTTGTCTCAATGTCTGCAACACGTTGTTCTAGTTGCCCTTTGAATCCCCCATAGATTACTAAATATTCTTCTAGTTTTTTATTAGATGCGTGGATTACATCTATAAAATCTAAATTAGCATCTGCATTCGCATCCATAGTAATATTAGGTATGCCCGTTTCTTTCATAACCTCTTCGGCTAATTGTAATGCTCTTTTATAACTCCATTTTTTTTCCACTATCTTTCTCCTTTACATTTACAATACCACATACCTGTGCATTTTGTAGGTGCTTCTGACATATTCATTATACTTTCACATCTATTTAGTATACCAGTCCAAACTTCTTTGTCAACATCTACTTTAAAAGCTTTTAATTTTTGGTCATTCTTGTTTTCATACATAACTACACCATACTTTCTATCAGTTAAGTTAAGATATATCTGTAACTGTATCATGTGTTCATGTTTTGGAGCTTCTTTTAAATCTCTGAAGTCTTCATCTTTTATAGTTTTTAACTCTAATAGAGCTTCTTCATGCTTATCATGTTTTATTATAAAGTCAATCCTGCCTGATATAGGAGGGTCTTCTTTTTTTATAGATACTTCATCATCAATATAAATGTCAGCTTTCTTTAAATACTTTTTCATGCGTTCTTCAAAAGTTCCACCATGGTCAAATATTCGTTTTATTCTACCATCTATTTCATCCCAATCTAGTAAACCATTGTAAGCCATGTATATGTATCTATCACAAGGATTACCAAACAAAGATGGATAAAACTTACCTTTACTTGGAGGTCTG